GACCATGTCACGTCCATCACGTTCAGCGAAAACGCGGCTGAACTAACGACAACCTCGATGGGTGACTCAAACGTAACGAGGATTGGGGGGCTTCTCGATGGCAACATCGACCTGGAATTCAATCAGGACATGCAAGCCTCTGAAACTCAGGCAACGATTCGCGCACTCGTAGGGACCGTCACAACGGTCGTCGTTAAGTCTGACGCCAGCGCCGTGTCAGCGGCAAACCCGTCATGGACGTTTTCGGCACTTGTCACTGAATGGCCGTCCGTTAATGGCACCGTCGGCGAACTCGCCACGGCGTCGATTAGCTGGCCTCTTACAGGTGCAGTAGTTCAAGCAGTTAGCTAGAAACAGGAGAAAATGATGCTGAGGGCACAAATCCAAGTCACCGACAACCAAGGTGTCATCCGAAACTATGACGGCACCGGGGCGCTATTCGTGGCGTTCGAAGCTCACTTCGACGTTTCAATCCTCGAAATGGGCGAAAATCCGCGACTGACCCATATTTATTGGCTCGGGTACGAAGCCGCCCGGCGTGTCAACCAGCACGACGGTCTAGATTTTCAGAAATGGCTCGACGCCGGCTACACGGTGGAATTTGAGGTTGACGACGACCCTTTAGACGAACCAGCTACGCCTACCAGTTAGGAGTTTTGGCGATAGCTACCGGCCAACCACTCGACGTTTTGTTGGAAGTGGATTCTCTAACACTGATGGGGCTCATTACCGCCTACAACGAAAAGGTCAAGGCGGAGGAGAAAGCGGCGAAACGTGGCGCTCAAAAACAAAAATATCGGTAGAAAAACCACCATCGAAATCAAAGGTCTGCGCCAGGCTCAACGCATGATGGGCAAAATCGACGCCGACTTTAAGAAACGATTTAAGGACATTCACAAAGGCGCCGCGGATATCATCGCCGACGAAGCCCGCCGGCGTGCACCGGTCCGCTCAGGGCGTCTCCGGCGTGACATACGAACCAGCGGCACCACTAAAGGCGGCGTGGTGCGCGTAGGACGCAAAAAACTACCGTACGCGGGGCGTGTCATATTCGGTGACCCGATCACGTTTAGAGACCGTTTGATGCGCAAGGCACAAACCCGCCGGATCGGTACGCCGTTCATCTATGAAGCAGCAGACGCCAAGTTTCGGGAAGTCGTAGATTATTATGATGACGAACTTGAAGAAATACTTGATGACGCTATAAAGGCGGCGGAACGTGGCAGGTAAAAAAGCGTCGATATCTATGCTCATCGGGGGCGACGCCTCCGGTTTACGGAAAGCCACAAAAAACGCGTCGAAGTCGTTAAGCAAGTTCTCTAAAAGCTCCGCTAACGCCGCCAAAAAGGTTGGTAAAGCGTTTGGGGCTATGACCGGGGCGATTGGTGTCGCTGCCGTGGGTTTAGGCGCCAAAGCTGTCGACCTCGCCTCCGACTTTGATGAGTCGATGTCGAAAACGGAAGCCATTTTTAAGGAAGCCGCCGGCGGTATCACTGCAGCAGCAAAAGACGCCGCAACCGCGGTCGGTATGTCTAAAGGCGAGTTTTTGGAAGCCGCTTCCGGGTTCGGTGTTTTTGGTAAAGCGGCAGGACTGGGCGGCGACGATCTATCAGACTTCGCGGCTGAACTCGTCAAAACCGCGGCCGACGTTGCGAGTTTCAACAACCTTTCCACCGATCAAGCGTTAGAGAAACTCTCGGCCGGGCTACGCGGCTCTAGTGAACCGTTGCAGTCGCTAGGGATTCTCATCAACGCCGCTCAGGTCGAAGCGAAAGCGCTCGACATGGGACTCGGCGACGTCAACGGCACCGTATCGGAGGGAAACAAGATTCTTGCCCGCCAAGCGCTCATCATGGAAGCGCTCGGCAGTCAAGGCGCACTCGGGGATTTCGAAAAAACGTCGGGTGGGCTCGCCAACCAACAAAGAATTCTCTCAGCTCGTCTAAAAAATGTGGGCATAACGATTGGTACGGCGTTGTTACCGGTGGCCGGCAAACTCGCCGAAGCCGTGTCGAACCTTATTGCCGTCGGTGAACGTTTCGCCCCGCAAATGGAGCAGCTACGCGACCGGGCAAAAGAGTTAGGCGAACAATGGCTCCCGAAACTTCGCGAAGCGTTTATTAGAGTGCGGGAAGCTGTCGAACCGATTATTCGAAAGATGGTCGAATTTATTCGAACGAACCCGAAACCGTTTTTGATGGGCCTTGCCGCCGTCATCGGTGTCGTGCTGGTGGGCGCTATTAGTGCCGCGGTTATCGCCATCGCTGGCATTGTGTTTAGTGTGGGCGGCCTTATTGTGGCGTTCGGCGCAGCGGTGACCGCTATCGCCTATTTGTGGCAAGAATCGGAAACGTTTCGTTACGTTGTCAAGCGGGTGTTCGAGGACGTTAAAGCGGTTGTCACTCCCATTATTGAAGGCATCATTCAAACCGTTAAAGATTTGATCGGTGCGTTCGAGGGCGTCATCACGTTCCTAAAAGGTGTCTTCAAAGGCGATTTCGGTATGGCGATGGACGGAATCAAAGACATTTTCCGGGGCTTTTACGACGCCATTACCAGCATTTTGGAAACCATACAGGACGCTTTTGTGGCGTTCTTTAGTTTGGACGCGGTACAAACCGCGATCAAATTCGGTTTGGACAAAATTATGGACTTTGTGGGGGCGATACCCGACCGGGTGGGGAAGCTCGCCCGTGGGGCGTTCGATGAATTAAAAAGCTCTTTTGCCGGCGCTCTGAACTGGATTATTGACCAGTGGAACAAACTCGACTTCGGGTTTAGTTTCAAACTGCCCGGCATATTGGGTGGCAAAGAATTTGGTATCGAAGATTTAGTGCCCGACATTCCTCGGATCGGTGGGGCGGAACCGTTGGCCCCGGCCGCGCTTTTGCCGGCGACCCGGCTACGTGAATCAGGCATGGCTACCGCCGGCCACGGGATGACGCAGCAGACGGTAAACATTTACGCTAACGACATCGACGGGGCAGCGCTTATCAGTAATTTGCGTCGCACTAATCGCAACACCGGCGGCGTACCGATTGACGCCACCGGTTTTAACGGGCAAGCGTTGTAGTGGCGACGCCTACGCCAACCGTGGAAATCGGGTTTATTGGGCCGCCGCCCGATAACGCTTTCACCCTTGATGATGCCGTTAAAGGCAAACTCGACAGTGTCGACTATGTGTTAAGCGGCGATGAGGTTATGGCGGACCTCACCGACCGCTGCGTTTCGTTTGTGACACGTCGCGGGCGCCTCGACTGGACGCAACCCTTCTCGCCGGGCATGGCTAAATTGTTGTTTCGAAACATCGACGGGGCACTCGACCCATTAAACACCTCATCAGCGTATTATCCGGGCATTACCGTGGGGCGCACCGTCACCATCAAATGCAACGGGCATTTCATATATTCCGGTCTCGTTGAAGATATAAGCCTCGGTTATGACACCGGCGGCGATGCGTGGGTGACGGTGATAGCGGAGGACCAATCGAGCGAACTAGGGCTCAGGTCGCTCACTTCGGGGACTTCGTTTAGTGAACAAACCAGCGGCCCGCGAGTGTCTGCCGTGTTGGCAAACGCAAATATTGGGTATGCGGGGGCGACCAGCATCAACGCGGGCAATTCGACGGTTGCCGCGGAAACCCTGTCCGCCGATGTGAACGTCGTGCAGTATTTACAAAAAGTGTCGAACAGTGAGCAGGGCTATCTGTATGTGAATCGTTCGGGGGTAATGACGTTCGAAGATCGTTACGGGCCACTAGCCGCGGCGGCAACGGTCACGTTTTCCGATGATGGGAGCGACACCCCGTACCAGAGCATTAACCGAAACCTTGTCAGCGCCGAGTTGTTTAACCGTTTGACGGCGAACCGAACCGGTGCCAGCACAGTCACCGACGACAACACAGACAGTCAAGATTCTTACGGTATCCGGTTGTTACCGTTGGGCGAAGTCCTGGTGTTGAACGACGCCACGGTGACAAACATTCTTGATTTTTTGATGGTGCAAACCGCGTCGACTGATGTTCGTATTAACAGCCTCACCGCGGTGTTAGATACACAAAGTTCGGGGACACAAAACACCATCGCGCAACTAGAACTAGCTGACGCCGTGGATGTCGAATTTACGCCGCCCGGTGTCGCGCAGCAGGCCACAACGGGCACTTTGCAGCAGATCGGGCATGCTTTCACGGTGGGCGAAACGTGGCGCGTTACGCTAGGGATGACACCGAAAGACACAACCAGCTATTTGATACTAGATAACGCCACTTTGGGGCGTCTCGATCACAACAGTTTAGGATTCTGATATGTCATATCAGCAATGGACCACGGGGCAGGTTTTAACTTCCACGGCAATGAACCAGGTGGGCGACTCCACGGTCAATGTATTCGCTTCGTCCTCGGCGCGCGCTAGCGCGATTTCTAGCCCGACCGAAGGGATGGTTTCGTATCTATCCGACACCAACCAAATTGAGGTGTACACGGGTGCGGCATGGGCCGGAATCGGTGACATCACCGAGGTGGCCGCCGGCGCAAACATAGACGTAACCAGCGGCACCGGTCCGGTGCCTAGCGTGGCACTCGCCATTGACGCCGAAGTGAACTTCGCCGATCAGCTCGCGACACGGCCCGAAATGAAAGACTACGCCGAAACCATTAACGTGATCGGTGGCACCGGCGGAGGCACACAAGACATAGACATAACCGCCGCCAACGTTGTTACCGCGACCGTCGACACCTCGACGAACACGTTCACGTTTTCGAACCCGTCCGCTACCGGGAAGTCGTGCAGCTTCACGCTGATATTAACGAACGGGGGATCGCAAACCGTGGTCTGGCCGACCTCAGTCGATTGGCCGGGAGCGGCGGCACCAACGCTCACCGCGTCGGGTGTTGATGTTCTCACTTTTTTCACCCTTGACGCCGGAACTATTTGGTACGGCTTCGCCGCCGGGCTGGATATGGGCTAATGCCTTTAGGAGCCGCAAAGGCGGTGTTACTGGGCGCAGCCGGTGTCGCTGGTGGCCCCGACTTCTCGGGTGGCGCCCGCACCTCCGCCGGCGGTTACAACTACCAAACGTACACAGCGAGCGGCACAGTAACCTGCGATTCTGGCGGCGACGTTGATGTGATTCTCGTCGGTGGCGGCGGTGGAAGAAATCAAGACTTTTCTTTCCCGGCAAGAAATTGGATGGGCGGCGGCGGCAGCGGCGGTGTCATCTATGCGACTGGCGTCACAGTCGCCGCAGGCACATTCAGTTTAACAATCGGAGCAGGTAGCGCCGCGGAAACCAACGGCGGCTCCTCGTCGATACTTTTCGCTGGCTGGAACCTCTACGCCGGCGGCGGCGGATACGGCGGCAAAGGCAACTCGGCATGCTCGGCCGGCCAGCCGGGCGTAACTTCCACACCTTCCTCCCCTTACGTAACCGTTGGGGGTGCCGGCGGCGGCGGCGGGGTTTTGTCGGGCGCATGCGGTGGGGCTGGCGGCTCAGGTAGCGCCACTTCCACTAGTGGAACTGGTAGTGGCGGCGGCACATGGAGCACCCTCACATCAGGAAACGGCACAACTTCGAGTACCTACGCCGCTGCTGGTGGCGCTGGCGGTGGTGCTACTGCGGACAGCAACATTTTCGACGGTGGCGCAGGTTACACGTGGGTAAACAGTGTTTTGTACGGGCAAGGCGGCAACGGCGGAGGCACTAGCACAGCACCCCAAGGCGGTGTCGGCGGCGGCGCTGGATCGAGTGACATCACGATTGACGGCGGTAACGGAATCTTTATAGTCAGGTGGCCCGAATAATGAGCATCTTTGCCGAAGTAGACAAAAATAGTGTCGTCGTAAACATCGCTGTGTTTGACGACGGAGACACTCCCGCCGACTTAGGGTGGACGGGCTGGCATCAAACAACGGACGGCCCCGGTAACCAAATCGCTGGCCCCGGAGACATTTTTGTGCCGGAAGCCGACGGCTACCCGTCGGGGCTTTTCCATTCCCCGACCCCCCATAACACCTGGGTGCTAGACGACAACTACGAATGGCAACCGCCCGCGGACAAACCGTACCCAGAAGGATTTGACGACCCTGACCGTCTCTGGTGGTGGGACGACGCTATCGAAGACTGGGACGAAAGATTTCGTCCTGAGGGTTGGGTCATTCCTGACCCGCCCGAACCAGAATGACCGCAATGATTAAGCAGTGGGCGCACGCGCTCAAAACGGCGGGCCTCAACGTCGAAGCCCTCGACGGTTGGCAAATGCGCGCCGCTAGCTCTTACAGTTTCGAACCCGTCGGAATCATGTTGCATCACACCGCCAGCAACGCCCAGTCGGGAAACATGCCCACGCGTGACCTCATCATCAACGGGCGCCGAGATTTATCCGGTCCCCTCTCCCAATTTTGCATCGCCCGAGACGGCTCGATTTTGTTGGTATCTGGCAAGCGTTGCAACCATGCGGGGCGGGGCATGGCCCGCCGCATCGAACAACTCTTAGCTGATGTTGAACCGCCCGACTATGGGCAAGGACTTTACGACGCACCGAAACCGGGGGCGTATCGCTCAGGAAATAAACATTTCGTCGGTTTCGAGTGTGAAGCAAACGGCGTGGGGGAACGCTGGTCCGATGAACTAATAGAGGCAACGGTGACGGCGTGCGCGGTGCTGTGCATTTTGCACGACTGGAACCCGCTCACCCGAATTTTGATGCACCGAGAATGGACCAGCCGCAAAGTAGACCCCGACCTGCGAATACCGTGGCGGAAACTCATTAGCGACGCCGTCGAAACCGGGGGATTTGATATACCCGAGCAAGCGGCACCCCTCCCGACCCTAAAACCTCGCACGCTACGAAAAGGCGACATAGGCCCCGACGTTGCAGCAATACAAAAAGTTTTGGGTATCACCGCAGACGGCCACTATGGGCCTGTGACAGAATCCGCCGTTTTGGCGTTTCAAAAAAAACAAAGAATAGGTGCTGATGGTGTTGTGGGGCCTGTCACGTTTGCCAAACTGTTAGCGAAACAAAAGCGACCAATATTGGCAAGGTGGCCAAATGAAGTTTTATAGCAACCTCCTCGAACGGGCGGTCCTCACCGGCGTGCAAGCGTATTTAGGGATCATGGGAGCAGATCAGCTGATGTCGTTTGACATAAGTCAACAGGAAATGGCGGCGGCCGCTGGTATCGGTGCGGCGTTGTCGGTAGTGAAATCGGCGATAGCGCGCAAACTAGGTGCCGGAACCGCCGACCTGTTCGACGCGTGACCATAGAAGACGTCGCCGCACGCTCAGATGCGTGGCGAACGTCAATAGAACAAATACTTAAAAACGTTAAAGCGATAGTGGGCGCAATTATCGCGGCCGGTATCGGCGTTTGGGCGTTTTGGCCCGATAGCGAACCAGCACCAACGGCACCAATCACCGACGCCGCTTGTGTAGCGCTCCTAGGGTCGTTACAGGACGAAAGCGTGAGACAATGGTCCGAAGCCCAATGGGGCGTATTCGAAGCGTCACAACGAGCCCTGGAGTGTAAATAGTGGACGACCTCGAAAGCGACTTTAAACAAATCAAGGTAAGTCGCCTCACGTTGGGGCTGATAATGACCGTCGCAACGGTAAGCGCGGTCATAGTTTGGAACGCCGCCGCGGTGAGTAACAAAATCAACACACTGTCCGCCGACATCGAAAAAGTGCAAACCGAAATGGAAGAATACGGCGAACCAGACGGCCAAGTTTTGACGCGCTTGGATTCAATCGAACGCATGGTCGAAGGTTTCGACACTCAGGAAATAGGGAACCGTTTAACGAACCTGGACCGGGGCGTACAACTCGGCGAAGAACGATTAGACGAACTCGACGAACTTGTCGCAGAAATAAACGAGCTTCTCTATGACGGTGAAATCCGCTGGCAACTCGACGACCTGTTCTGGCGTACTGACGGCGTGATCCAGGCACTCAAAACCAGGCAATGGGGCGACGATTTTGTTAAAGAATGGTTCGGGCATAACTGGTAGTCCTTGACGCCGCCCAATAAATTTGGTGTTCTTATGTCATGCCTAGTGAAAAAACAGAATGGGAACGTTTTATAGACGTCTCCGAGAATTACACAAACGTCGTAGATGCCTTAGTGAAAGTGGCCGCTGAAATAAAGCCGGTCGCGAAAGCGGGCAAAGCAGCACAAACAATGGGCGGGTATGCGTTTCGCACCATTGACGACGTCGTGAACGCTTGCTCAGGTCCGCTGGCCCGAAACGGCCTCTTGATTGTGCCGGCCATGACGGAAACAAAATCGGAAGTGTGGAACGACAAATGGCGAAAAGAGTACGTCCGTTTTCGGTTCCGAATTATGCACGTTTCCGGAGAGTGGATAGAAACCGAAATCGTGGGCCAAGCCCTCGACAACGGCGACAAAGGGATCGGGAAAGCGACCTCATACGCGTTGAAGGAACTCCTCACCAGGATGTTTCTTATACCCACCGACGACGACACCGAAAACACGAACTATGGGGGTTGACATGTTGTTAAACAGTTTGGCGTATGTGGCGTTTCCGATTCTGGGGGCGTGGGGCATATACGACCTATCGCGCGCTTTTCATTCTCGGCGGGGGCTCTAATGGGGCAACCAACACTCTGGAATGGAATCAACCCCGAAGAAACCGGGGGCGCCTACCGTCAGGACGGCCCGGCGAACAGTCTCCAAGCCGCCAAAACCACTCGCTCAGGTAGCTGGCACGCATGGATTCTGGACACGCTTTTAACTGTGTACCCCGAAGGCTTAACGGCCCGAAACATTGCCCAACATTCTGACACGTCGGGTAAAGGGGTTTTGACACCGGAGAAAGCGAACACCCGCATAAAGGAGCTACGCGACCGCGATCTAGTGGACTTCGTCTTCGACATATACACGGGGCTACCGGTCGAAGCACCAACGACGGAGGGCAACACCGGCCGGCTACACGTTCTTACCCGCCGGGGCTACAACGAAGCGTTGTCGTTGCATGCGGACCGTATCACCAGGCTAGGACAATGAGAGAAGCCGACCTACAAGCAACCATATTGGACGCCGCCGCGTTGTTCGGGTGGATAGTGCAACACAACAGCGACAGCCGCCGCTCCCACGCCGGATGGCCCGACCTAGTGCTAGGACACCCCCACCGCTCAGAAGTCCTCATATGGGAACTCAAAACCGAGAAAGGACGCGTCACACGCGAACAAGGAATCTGGCTAACGTTGCTCGCGGAATCAGGCTATGAGGCTCGGGTGATTAGGCCAGACGATTTGGAATGGGCGATAGACCGCTTACAGCATCCGCGGCCGTGTTGGGGGAAACCAGATGCCGAAAAAGGGCGACAACGTGAATAGTGGCGACGCTCGTTTAGCTGAGGACATCGGCGAACAAACCATCACCAAACAGACACGCCAACAAGCGTTCGCGCTGGATGACGCCAAACGGTGCAAATGCCACAAACTCCTACCCGGCTACTGCCCCACTAAGTGGATGAGCAAATGAAGATTCTTAGTTTGTGCAGCGGGTATGGCGGTTTAGACATGGCCGTCGAAAACCATTTCTCAGCTAAAACCGCGTACTGGTCGGATGTTGACAAAACCGCGTGTGCCGTGATGGGCGCCCGGTTTCCTGACGCCGAACCGATAGGCGATTTGACAACACTCGATTTAACAATGCTTCACGCCGACATCATCACCGCCGGCTACCCATGCCAACCGTTTTCGCTAGCGGGGGCAAGAAATGGAACAAATGACGAACGACACTTGTGGCCCTATATCCGAAACACCGTTAGCGTTTTACGACCCCGATTCGTTGTCCTGGAGAACGTCGCAGGGCACCTTTCAATGGGAGCCGCCGCGGTCGTTGGAGACCTTGCCCACATGGGGTATAGCAGCCGTTGGGGAACTGTTCGAGCTTCCGCCGCCGGAGCGCCTCACCAACGAAAACGATGGTTTTGTGTCGCTACCAACACCGACGGCGCGGGACCGAGTGAAACGGGGCAAGAAATACGCGCACGTCATACGGCCGATGCATCTATCGGAAGCGTTCCTCCCTACGCCGACTCGGGCGACCAGCCGCGAACGGACGACATGGCCGCGCTCCGGGAACATCACCAACGCTCTATTACCAACTCCAGGGCCGCCAGATGGGGCGAATATCAAACCGCCATCGCCCGGTGGGAGTGCATCACCGGACGAATGGCACCAGAACCCACTATGGACGGCAAACTAAGTGCCGCTTTTGTGGAGTGGATGATGGGCCTCGAAAGTGGGCACGTTACCGATATTGCGTCTAGTCGACCAAAAGCGCTGGCGTGCCTCGGTAACGGTGTTGTCCCTCAACAGGGGGCACTTGCGTTGGAGCTTCTCACATGAGTGCCCAGGCGGTAGGGCATGTTTGGCGTTACGCCGAATTCGGGGGCGCAAAACTGTTAGTGCTCCTCGCCGTAGCTGACATCGCCAACGACGTCCACAACAACGAACTATGGATCGGCTCAGAGAAACTCGCAGCGAAATGCCGGATGCATCCGGGCAACGTCCGCAAGCGACTCAAAGAACTCGTCGATGACGGCTGGCTGATCGAATTAGTCACTGGCGGTGGTATGGGGAAAACCAGTCGATACCAGTTTGTCCCTGTGGATATAACCGCGCCACTTGGCGCGGAAGCAGGAAACAACCGCGTCGACGAGCGCGCAGAACCGCGTCCTACGGCGCGACATATAGAGAGAACACAAAGTGAACTCAAAACAAAAGAAGATTCTGTTAGTTGTTTCGCTGCTGGTGTTGTGGATAACGACGGCCCCAAGTACCAGCGTCACCACCCCGCCCATCAAATTGACACGAACACCTCAGGTATCGCCCGAGCCCGCGCCGCGCTCACCGACGGCGACAACAACAACAACCCAGCCAACAATCCCCCGCCCCCGGCGAATCCCTGAAGCCGTGTTAGCGCAACCGTCGGAAACCACGACAACCACGGCCGCGATTTCCACTGTCGAATTAGACCTCCGGCAAATCGTGTGTTCGAAGCCGTGGCCGTGTGAAGAAGCGATGCAGGTCGCTGAGTGTGAGAGCCAGCTAACCGCCGGCGCCATATCCCCACCGAATAGCAACGGAACACGCGATTATGGGGTCATGCAGATAAACGACGGGGCATGGGGTAGGCGAGTGTTCGGCGACCGTTGGGACAACGTCCTCGACCCACAAACAAACGTCGATATGGGTTGGCACATTTATCAGACTGCCGGCAATTCCTGGCAACCGTGGTCGTGTCGGCCATGAGAGTTATCAGCTACGGCGGCGGTGTCCAATCAACCGCTATGGTCATACTGGCCGCAACCCATAACGCAGAGTTTGAGGCAGCTTGTGGCGGCACAATAGACGCGGCTCTATTCAGCAACGTGGGCGACGATTCAGAACACCCCGCAACCCTGGACTACGTTCGAAACGTGATGCAACCGTGGGCGGCCGAACGTGGGTTCCCTGTCGAAGTACTCGAAAAGGTACGCCGCGACGGACGCAAAGAAACACTGTTACAGCACTTGTCGCGACCTGAAAGCCGATCGGTGCCTATACCTGTGAGGATGTCCAACGGGGCGCCCGGTCGCCGGCGCTGTACTGTCGACTACAAAATAAAAGTGATCCACAAATGGTTAAAAGCCAATGGCGCCAGCAAAGACAACGTGGCAACCGTAGCAATCGGGATCAGTACCGACGAGTTTCAACGCATAGGCCGAGCGAACGACGCACCGTTCGAGAAAAGGATTTATCCGTTAATCACACTCGACATGGCCCGCCACCATTGCCACAACGTCCCGAGCCAGCATGGCCTACCCGCCCCCGGAAAATCGTCATGCTACTTCTGTCCGTTTCACCGCCCGGCAACATGGTCTGAAATGCGACGGGACGAACCCGACCTATTCTGGAAATCTGTCGAACTTGAAAAGATGCTTAACGTTCGGCGAAAGAAACTAGACAAAGACAACGTGTGGTTTACACGGTTTAACAAACCACTCGACGAAGCGATCGGCGAAGCACAAACGCAGCTACCCGGATTCGAGAGCATTGAGGAAAGCGGTTGCGACTCGGGACACTGTTTCACATGATCGCGAGAATGTGTTCAGCGGCCGGGTGCCCTCAAATAATAGGCGGGGGGGGTACTTGCCCCCGGCATACCCTCCCATCGAAACCCGCACACGTTCGCTATTCCGATCCGGCGTGGCGACGATTAAGCCGGGCGGCCCGAGAAGCCCAGCCCTGGTGTTCGTTTTGTGGCTCCACGTTCGATCTCACATTGGACCACGTGGTCGCCGGAAAAGGGGCGGGGGGGTATCTCGTACTGTGTCGGTCTTGCAATTCGTCTAAAGGAACCCGCGACATTCAAGAGGCACTAGACCGCCTACAGCACCCCTCCAACCGGCCTAGGGGGTAACACCACAGACAACCACTTAAAACCCCGCAGAACGCCACACAAGCCGACTCGCGGTTTTTTTGAACGAAACCGACCCTTCCGTAC